CAGACGCAACACGAACTCCTCCATCAACCGTGACGTGGCAAACAACTGTTCAAACAGATGCGCTTCCACCTCATACGCTTGACCGGGGAAGATGGAGATGCCTTCCACCATGTCACCACCGAACATGACGTGAGCATGTTTCACCGGATGATCGGCACGTTGAATGTCCGACAACGATTCGATCTTGTCAGCGAACTGATGGATGCGCCGATAGCAGGTTTCGATGTCATAGTCGGCTGTGTGCTTCCCCAACTGCCAGTCGGTCGCATGAATCAGAGCGACCTCGGGGTCACGTCGTCGCCGATCCTGTCTCGGTTTCGGAGGAAGTTTCGCCGGTCCTAACGCCAACTGTGCGTCCGACGCAGCCCGATACACCGCCTCCACCAACGCACCCGTTTTCAACTTCGCTTGCCGGGTGGCACGCTGCTGACGATGCAACGCCTTCCGTAACTCCTCAACCTCTGTTCCCAGATCGAACTCGGTCAGGTCATCCATGATCCCTCCGATAACTCTGCACCGAATCCTCAGTGATGTCGAACCCCCACGACCGCAACACCCTGCCGATAGCAGCAGACGTGTACCCCTTGTCAGCCATCGCAGTTTGCAACGCTGACAGCCGGTCTGGTTGATCGGCGAGTTGTTCCATGATGATGTCTAGTTTGCGTCTGTTGAACACCGGACGGTTCTCGGCATCGAACTCTGACATGTCAACTGGCATGTGACCTCCCCAGTTCGTTGACATCTACTTTTGTGGATCTTGCTCCAAATGCCATTCTAGATGGTCGGACATTCGTTCATCAATGCGATCCACTTTGTGGTCGATACGACGCAAGAGGTCACTGTTGGCAGCATGGTCACGGGTGTTTTCCCGACGTACCTTTTCCAACATGGTGACAATCACTCCACCGGGGGCGACCACCGCCAACACGACCGCCAACCATGTAGGCATCAGTTGTCACCAGAGTCGATTTGGAACGCAGCGTTCAACTCGGACATCGTGATCACACCATCGTCAGCGTAGGCACGAGCCAACTTCTCAACGACATGAATCGTGGAAGTCACACCGGCCAACACCGCAGCCTTCCACACCTCAACACCGATGATTGCTCCACCACCAATCGTCGCCATTGACGAATAGGTGAACACGGACAGGATGCGAAGCAGGACAGTTCTCATGGGTTGAGTGTGTGGATCAGCGGTTGAATGCGGATTCAATCTCGTCGGCAGTCAACTTGCCGTCTTTGTAGGCAACAGCCAACGACTGGACGACGTTCAAAGTGGCGACGGCACCAGCCATGACCGCAGCCTTCCAAACTGCGACATCAACGAGGAGGGAACCGGCGAGGATGCTGGGCACCGCAGCGGACACGAATGTGGCTGCGAGACGCTTACCAATGATTGCGGTCATGATGACTCCAATCTGTGAGATCAATCGTCGTCTGAAATCAGTTGCGACGCTGCGAACATGATAACCGACACGACACTGATGATCGTTGCAACACGTTGCGTCTCACCGGACAGGGTGATGATGACAAGCAACAAGCCGCCTGCCATGATTCCGGTTTCTGCCAACAGTTTCAACAGTTTCATCATGTTTTCCGTCTGGCAGTCACGGTCGGTACTCCACTGATTATGACAGACGTGGCGGTGATGGTGCGTCGGGCGCCGACATCGATGGTGGAGCCGGTTGGCACATAGTTGTCGAATGCTCCGTCGAAGATGTTGACGGCTTGTTGGAACTCTTGTTTCACGTCGTCGGAGGCTTGGGAGAGGGCATCCACGATGACGGTGATGGTGTCTGGTTCCAACGTGTCAATGGCGGTGAAGATTGATCGGGCTTCATCGACGGTGATGTCCTCAGGGTTGTCGATGATGTCGATGACTGCTTGTTGAACTTCGGGGTCGGCGATCTGGGCGATCTGTTGGGGGGCGAGTGGTGGTGCGTCGGTGGAGGGTGTCGGTTTGACACTGGTTGTGGTGATCGTGGTGGTGGGGGCGACGGTTGTGGTGGTGGGGGCGATGGTTGTGGTGGTGACGACAGTGGTCGTCGGAGGAATCGTGGTGGTGGTCGGAGGAAGCGTGGTGGTTGGGGGCAGCGTTGTTGTGGTGGTCACCGTTGTTGTGGTCGGTGGCAACGTCGTCGTCGTCGTGCTGGTTGTGGTCGTTGTGGTGACAACCGTTGTTGTCGTCGTGGTTGCCGGTGGAGGAGGGGGCGGTGGAGGCGGTGGGGGTGGGGGTGGTGGTTCAACTGTCGTAGTCGTAGACGGTGGACCAGTCGAAGTGGTCGTCGTCATCGGCACCGTCGTCGTCGTGCTCGTCGTCGTTGTCGATGTGGACGGTGCCGTCGTCGTCGTGCTCGTCGTCGTCGTTGATGTTGACGATGTGGAAGTGGTGCTCGTGCTCGTCGTTGTCGATGTGGACGGTGCCGTCGTCGTGGATGTTGATGTTGTCGATGTTGACGTAGTAGGAGCCACCGTCGTCGTCGTGCTCGTCGTCGTCGTGGTTCCTTGCCATGCTTCAAAGTCTAGAACCAGCGTGTAGGTCAGATCGTTGTACGGGTTCGATCCCAACCCACGAATCGAACAGCAGTACCCGGCACGGATTCGGTAGTCACCGACCACCAGCGTCGTGTAAATCTTCGATGACACACACTGATCTTGCGTGTTGTGATTGCTGTCGTCGTCCTGCGCTATCAACGTCCCGTCAGAGTCGTAGAGCCACAGGTACGGGTCGGTAGAGAACTCGTTGCACCCGGCGTCACTGTTGCCGTAGATGATGACTTGTGAATCTTCGGTGAGGGTGAAGTACCAATCAGATTCTTCGGCGACCGTGTAGGTGGATGCGTTGACTGTGATGGGGGCGAAGATGGCGAACGTGAACAGGATCGCCAACGCCAGTTGGCAGACGGTGAGGAGCCGGTTACGCACTGGTCACGGGAACATCGCAGCCCATGTGCGTGGGCCAACGATCCCGTCGGCAGGACCGACCTGATCGGCATGAGCAGCCTGCCACGTTTTGACTGCCTGCTCCGTTTTCGGTCCGAAGTCACCGTCGGCGTAGGCACCGACAACCTGTTGCACCATCTTCACATGGTCACCCTTGCTGCCACGACGTAGCGATGTGCCGGGATAGGCACGCATCGGTGTCACCTCCGGAGCCGTTGCAGGGGCAGGGGCAGCGGTTGCTGGCATGTCTCCGATCAGATACATGAACCAATGGTTGATGTAGTTCGGATCGTCGGCGTGCTCGTTAGAGATCTCAACGTGCACCCAGTCGCCACCGGGCGCACCAGAAAACGCAGGCTTCGAATACACCTGCCACGCAGCACGATCACACTTCCAACCACGACCATAAGGCTTCGGGTAGTAGTCAAACACTGCTTCAATGCCGAGAGCATCGGCGACATCGGGTCGGGTCAGGAACTCCATCATGCGGAGAGCGTCGTGATAGTTGCCGGTGCCCCGGTGAGGTGCGCCACGCCACGAAAGGTCAGCAGCCCTACCCGTACCGTGAACGCTGCTGCTGCTCTTCCCACGCTTCTTACGGACACCCCAAGTGCCGTTGTTCCACACACCAAAATACTGCTCGCACAGGTCAACCAGTTTCTCCAAACCGGCACGCCTGCTCGTGGCGTTACTATCCCAACCGGTGTACCGACGACTCATGACAACATCCTAGTGTCCCCAGTTGATGGGTCGTGCGTCGGTGTGCTCCCCGACCGTCATTCCTGTCTGTTCCCACGACGTGCGTGGACGATCAAACATCACTGATGTGGCGAATAGGGCGGTGCGATCCAGTCGGTGCCATCAAACGTCCAGCCGGGACCAGCAACAACATCGTCAGGAACAGGGACAGCAGTCAACCCATCGTCGGGGATGTAATCGGTCTCGCCATCCCAAACGATCACGTTCACAACCAAACCGTCAACATCAACAAGTGCGTATCTCATGCGTACAACTCCACAATCACAATCCCGTTAGCACCATCACCGCCGGTGGTGCCTGTCCCGGCACGTTTCCACGCACCAGCACCACCACTACCGAAATCCCTGCCGTCTTTCCGGTTGTTGTGTGCAGCAGCAGAGTTGAACTCTCCTGACGGTGAACCTCCGTGACCGAGCACAGCGTCACCACCGAAACCGCTCAAAACATATGAACCACCACCGGGTTTGCCGCTGACCACAAGACCACCTGACGCAGAACCCGACCCACCGCTACCACCGATGTCTTGGATACCTGAACCGGCACCACCGGCGTTTCCGGTTGCAAACGATCCGAACGACGAGTTACCACCGTTCGAACCGGCAGTGTTCGTATTCACAGCCGCACCTGAACCACCACTGCCAACTGTCACTGTTTCCGACGCCGATAAACTCGTGGCAACGATGAACCGTTCTGCATAACCTCCGGCACCACCTCCGGCACCACCTCTCTGGTCGGTGTCTGTGCCACCACCGCCACCACCGCCACCCTGAACTTTCACTTTCACTGCACGTAGATACGGGTAGGACGCTTTCGTGAACGTACCGGAGGACGTGAAATAGACAGTTTCAACAAGGGAGTACGATGTGCCGGTTGCGTTGTCAGATGGGAACAGGATCGCTGATGACGCTGACGTGAAATAAAGCAGCCCTCCTCCGTACTGGGAGATGACAAGACCGCTGCTGCTGTCCACCGTCGCAGTCCCTGCCGTAATCGTGCACGCACCGGCACCAACATTGTGAATCCATACCGTGTCACCAGCAGCGAACACTGCATCGTCCACGGTGATGGTGGTGGCACCGGCATTGTTCATCACGATCCGGGTGCCTTCGTCGCCTGCTGCGAGCGTGTAACTGGCGGTCTTGGTGGTGACGGTCCAGTTGTAGTCATTGGTTTGCAACGAGTTCATTTCGGCTGCGGTCAAGACATTGCCTGCGGTGAACGTCTGTTTCGACATCAGATGACCTCCTCATCTTCGACGGGTGGTGCGATCCAGTTCGTGCCATCGTAGGTCCAACCGAGACCGGCACTAATCTCATCAGGAATGGCAACAACGGTCAGTCCGTCGGCAGGTGTGTAGTCGGTTTCGCCGTCCCATACGATGGCGTTCACAACCAAACCGTCCGCATCAACGAGTGCGTATCTCATGCGTACAACTCCACGATCACGATTCCGTTGGCACCATTACCACCGGTCGTACCTGTGCCACTTTTTTGCCATGCACCAGCACCGCCACCACCATAGTTTCGACCGTCCTTGCGATTATTGTGTACGGTGGTGGAGTTTTGCGCTCCGACTGGTGAACCTCCGTGACCGAGAAAAGCGTCACCACCGAAACCGGGTATCACATTTACACCGCCACCGGGTTTGCCGGGAATCACAAGACCACCTGTGGCCGTACCATTACCTCCGTTACCGCCGACACTCCCCGTACCTGCACCTGCAAGGCCACCATTGCCTGTTGCATATGATCCGAACCCCGTGTTACCACCGTTAGAACCCCCGATGTCCGTGTTCACAGCCCCACCTGCACCGCCACTACCAACTGTCACAGTTACTGACGCCGACAAACTTGAAGCCTCAATAAACCGTTCTGCGTAACCTCCTGCACCGCCACCGGCAGCACCTTCGTCATCGGTATCGGTACCACCACCACCGCCGCCAGCACCCTGACACTTCACACGAACAGCACTCAACCACGAATAAGTCGCTTTCGTGAACGTACCGGAGGAAGTGAAATAGACCGTCTGCACATACCGGTAACCAGTTTCCAACGCAGTCACATCCGTTTCCAACGCACTCACATCTGTTTCCAACGCAGCCACATCTGTTTCCAACGTGGAAACCTTGTAATCCAACGAACTGGTGACCGCAGATGAATCGGCACCGACCTTCGCTTCCAAAGCCTCAACAGCGTCGTTCAGATTCGCATGTTGCGACGCATGAGGAACCGTCACCGAATCCATCTTGTCGGTCGCAGACGGATTCGTGAACGAATCCAACGAACCCGGAAAGTTAGTGGCCATCCATCTACTCCTCAGTACGCCAACACGCCACCGGTATCCAACCGGCCCGAAGCGGCATCATCCAACACAAAAAGATTAGTTGTCATCTCCGACAGCGACAATGCTACCCGATGGCCATCCACCGCAATAGAGTGCTCCACCTTCTCCACCACCCCATACCGGTCAATCTGCGGACCGCCACCAGTCGGAGTGAACTTCACCTCCACTGCCGAACCCAAATCCAAACCCAACACCGCATCCGCCTGCACCGTCGAACACGCAGCCAGATTCACCTGCACCCGACCGAACCGCAACGCAGGATCACCAAACCGGTTCGCCAAATAGCCAGCCAACTCTAACGCATCATCATCCGACGTGAACAACAAACCAGAAATGTCCAACGCACGAATCTCATACAAATCCTGCGACTCCGTGTTCGACCCTGTTTGCGCCGTCCCACCTTCACGAGTCACCGTCACCCGGTTATACAACAGATCAGAACCAACAATGATTTCGATCTGATCGAACGGCACACCAGAACCATCATCAGTCAACGACACCGCACTACCCGTGTCGATGGTGCTGCGACGATTCTGAAACGTCAACAAACCATCAGCAGACACAAACAAACGACCCGACTCGGTTTGCGTCACCGTCTGCAAATACTGCAACACGCCAGTCCCCTCACTCACCGTGTCAGCCTGCAACGTCTCCACACCAGCATCGATCGCTCGTTGCGACACAGGGAAATCCACCTCAGCACGATCCAACACTGCGTCCACACGAGCACCCGACAACTGCGAAGTGGCGGTATGCGCAGCAAGTTTGGTGCGACCCAACCGAGATAACACGTCAGACGCAACGAACGACGCCACAGCGTCACCATCCAACGTGTAACTCAAATCCCAGTCATCAATGTTCCCGTCGAAGATGATGGTGGAACCTGTGTACGCAATCGTTCGTTTCGCAGGAGTGATCGCAGAACTGTAAGTGGCTCCGGATGTCGGATCGTACGCTCTCGCACGGTTATCTAACGTCACCGACATGGTGCCTGACTGCGCTTGATCCAACCAACGTGAACGTCCACGACGCACCGACACCTGCCGAACATCAGATGTCACCAACGTGCCGGTTTCACCGGAATACAACGGCAACAAATCCTCATAGGCATCGTTGTTGTCGTAGGCGAGCGAGTCACCGAAATAGACCGCAACCTCGGTCGCTGCTGGCAGGATGCTCACGCTGCCCTCCAACCAGCCCCGTTCCGACGCTCATACGCCGTGATCGCATCAACCACACTCTGACCGATCTGGCCGGGATCGCCAACACCGGCCTGCACCGTAATGTTGTACGTCGAACCACCCAAACCGCCACGCATCTGATCCAACGGAACAACAGCCTCAGGACCGGCCTCACCGATCACAGCGAGCGTCGCACGATTCACAATGCCACCATCCGCCAACAACGGGATGTCTGGCACACCGAGGGTGAATCCGTCGTAACCGATGGGTCCGATTGAGAATCCGGGTACACGGAACTCCAACCGGTTCCAGCCACGGATCACAAAGTTGATTGCCTCTTTGAAAGCGTTTTTGATTCCATCGAACATGCCGACAGTCGCACTAGCGATCTTGCCGGGAACTGTTTTCAGGAATCCAACGATGTTGTCGAAACTGGTGACGACAAGATCTTTGATCGCATCGAAAGCGTCGATGACGATCTGTTTCATCGCATCCCAGACCGCACCGAAGTCACCTTTCAGTAGTGCGGTGCCGATCTCAAAGAGTCCACGGATGACTGCCAGACCGATCTCAATCGTGTTCTCAAAGATTTCAAACACGGTTTTGACGATGACAACAAGCCCATCCCAGAACAGCGAGAACACCGGTTTCAGATAGTCGAAAAAGCCGATGAAGATTCGTGTCAGCATCCCGACGAAATCGCTGATCCGTCCGACGATGAAGATGACGACGTTGGCGATGGTGTACGCCAAAAACTGGAACAGTTCCATCAACAGATCGATACCGGGTTTCACAAGCCGGTACATGAGTTTGAACACTTCGATCAGATATTCGACTGCGGACACGATGGTGGACACCACGTTGTCGTTGAACCATCCGGCAATCGGACCGAAGATTTCAATGAACCGGGCGTAGAAATCTTGAACCGCTTGACTGACATCACCCCACACATTGACGAGCGTTTCAATGACGTTCGTGATGAACTCGGTGACAGGTGGGATCGCTGCCTGTATCGCAGCAACAACCGTGGCGAACACTTCGCTGGCGATCTCTCCGACACGTTGCAACGTCGGCTGGATCTGATCGAAAGCGTTACGCAACCACACCAAAGCGTTCTGAGCGAAGTTGACAACGCTGTCAACCACGTTGTCAACGATGTTGCGGAAGTCCTCAAAGTTTCGGTATGCGTAGATGAACGCTCCGGTCAACGCTGCGATCACCACGACAGCGATACCAACCGGGTTCGCCAACGCACCAACGAGCGTGACCAACTTGCCGATCACCAACAGGGCAGGTCCGACGGCTGCAACAACACCAGCGGTGATCGTCGCCATCTTCAACAACTCTGGGTCCACTGACGCAAGATTCTGAGTGAGCACCGTTGTTTGCTCGGCAAGATTCGTCATGGACGCCAACAGTCCTGCGTCACCGATGGCGATCATCAAACCTTCGGCAGCGGACTTCAACTCGGTCATTGCACCGTTGAAGCCTTCCATCTGGATGGACGCAACCTGTTCGGCGGTACCGCCAGCGTTTTCCAGATCGGTGGTCAGATCGGCAAGAGCCTCAGAGCCTTGCGAAACGAGAGCCATCATCGCAGGACCGGCACGCTGACCGAAGATCTCCATCATGTCAGCAGTGCTCGCACCAGAACTTTCCAACTGGCGAACGATCTCCTCCATGGACACCAGATTGCCCTCGGCATCTAGGACATTCAGTCCCAGTTCCTTCATGATGTCTTTCGCCTCGTTGGAAGGCGTCAGCAGCCGGGTGATGGCACCACGCAACGACGTGCCAGCCATCGATCCTTGAATACCGGCGTTGCCCATCAAACCGATGGCAGCAGCAGCCTCCTCAAACTGGATGCCTGCCGCCGACGCAACAGGACCGGCATACACAAACGATTCACCGAGCATTTCCAACGTCGTGTTCGTTGACGTGAACGTCTTGACGAGCGCATCATTCGCAGCAGCCAAATCCTCAACTTGGATCCCGTAACCCGACATGATGTTCGACGTGATGTCGGCTGCGGTACCCAAATCGATTTGGGCTGCTGCTGCCAGATTCAACGTGTTCGGCAACGCCCCCAAAATCTCATCAACGTCGAAACCTGCCATTGCGAGGAACCCCATCGCATCAGCAGCCTGCGTCGCCGAATACTGGGTGGTGCGACCCAACATCTTCGCCTGTTCACGCAACGCCTCAAAGTCGTCACCGGTTGCGCCACTGACCGCACGCACACGGTTCATTCCGGCTTCAAAGTTGCCTGAGGTAGCGATGATCGCTGCCCCCATGCCAACAATCGGAACCGTCAGGTTTCGGGTGAGGGTCTGTCCTGCTGACGAGATCCCCGACCCAGCCTTTTTGATCGTGTCACTAAGACTCTTGAACTCTCGCTCAGCGTCACGAATACCCTTGTCGTTGAACGACGATGTGATTGGGATGTTCGGTTGATTCGCCATCTCAGTTGCCCAGTTCCCGGTTCAGTCTCCTCGCAACCTTATCCAACGAACGGTTGATGTTCCGGATCACCGAACGCTTCTCTGCGACGTAGGCAGGGAACAGGACACGGGAGTATTTGGCACCCTTCATGTAATCGAATCCGAGTCCGACTCGTTCCAACGAGAACGCAAGACGGTTGTCAGGATTCTTTCTGCCAGCCCAGTCATAGACCGATCCGGCAGGATTCTTCGACTTGAACACCAGCAACGGGATGATCTTCTCACCGCTCTGACGACGGATACCGCTACGTCCCAACAACACTTTGTAACTGGATGCCGATTGGCTAGTCCACTTCAACCGTCCCCATGTCTCACCCCAGTTCGACAACGGAGGTTCACGAGTTGAAGCAATCGACCGGGCACGCCCCTCCAACGGTGCAGCCAACTGTTTGATGTCTGCACGAACCTGAGTCGCAACCTCTTTGTCGTAGTTGGCAAGTTTCCTCAACAACTGACGGTCATTGACCAACTTGCCTTGAATCTCCAACCCACCAGTGGACAACTGGCGAGACGACAAACTGATTGCCACTACTTTCTCCGTTTCGCCTCTTTCGCACGATCTTGCATGTACGCCATTATCGCACGCAACATGTGACTGTCTGCCATCAACGATTCAGGTGGCAGACCGGTCTCAACAGAGATGGAAGCAATCAGATATGTCAGGCTGTCTCGTCGAAAGGGCGGTCACCTTCGTTGACGACGTTCACTGACACAACCTTGTTCAACCATTCATCGAACGGCTTCACAACCTTGCCAGCGTAATGCATTGACTTCCATGCGAGCCAATACATGTGCTCCATCTTGGCTTCCTGTTCAAACGCCTTACCGATACCGGTTTTGAAGTTGCGCTCAAACTCCACCTGAACCTTCGGTGTCACCGGGAACTCTCCCTCAGAGCCGTCCTCGGTGACGACCTCCAACCTCATTGCGATCATGGGCAGTACCTCTCAGTTGAGTTGATTACGACGTGGCGGTGGTGATGCTACCGGACACCGGCCAAGTGACCGAAGCCGAAGCGAGTTCACCGACGGCACCGTTCAGCAGGGGCCACTCGGTGACGAGAACCGTCATGGAGAACGACGGGTTGGTAGCGGTCGTGGTTTCGTTGACCGGCTTCACCGTCACCGTGGTCGTTCCACCGACGAGACTGGCGATGGTGGCGTGCACCTCGGCTGAGGCGAAATCTTCGTGGAAATCCAACGACACCGAGTGATCACCGAGACCAGCGATCCGGGTGACAGCGGTGTCACCGAAAGCGGTGGTGGCAACCTCAGCATACGATTCGGTGACGGTCACCGAACCGACATGATCGGACAGATCCACGCTATTGACCGTGATCTCCGGATTCGTCAGGACAAACTTTGCCATGTCAGGTCACTTCTCCTCATCAGAAGTTTCAGGGTTATCTTCGGCCTCAACAGCCTTTGTCGGGGCCGACTTCACGGCCTTCACCGGGGCAAGATGTCCCGATGACACCAAGTGTGCCACATCAACGCCATCAAGATTGGCACCATCAACAACGCCACCGGGCATCACCCCAGCAACCTTGTGACTACCTGTGACTGTGAACTTTGCCATGTCTGACTCCTATGCGTGAATCCTACACCGAAAATCTGCTGCCAAATAGTTAGCGTCAGCCTGCGAAATCATCCGCACGTTGTCGGCACGTTCAATCAACAAGGTTTGAACTACGCCACCCAACGTCCGATCAGCCTCAATCGCCTGACGAATCGACAGATCACCAGAATATCCCAAATACTGGTAGAGGGTTCTCTGGTTCGCACGATCCGAGTTCCTGCCAACCACCACCGTGATGATGTAGGTGTGTTCAGCGTTCCCACCAGCAAACCCGTTCCAGTATTCGATTGAGTCTGGGAACACGAAAGCGCACGGTGGTGCGAACACGTCTGGCACATGGTCGAACACTCGGAGACCGGTGATGGTCGCCAACCGTGTTTCCAGCCCGTCAGCGATCTGGGCGAGCGTTGCTGCCATCAGGCGACCTGCACCTGCTCTTTGCGATATGGGGCAAGCAACGCCATCGCCACCGGATGCATCGCCTGACGCAACCGCATGATCCCAATATCACCGAACCCGGCGATACCCAACGGAGCCTCAGCGGACTTGAACACGGACACACCTTGAATCTGTGCAGCCTGCTTTACCGGATGCGGAACGTAATCATTGATCGCATCAGGGTTTGCCCAACCCCAACGGGCTGTCACCTGCACCAACGCCTTACCGTAATCGAACGGGATCTCACGAGCCGTGATCGCACGAATCTGGGTGTATGGCCAATCCTGTCCACCCAACTTAC